ATCCTGCAAGAGAACCGCCCCTCCACCAGCCGCGCGCCGACCGACCAGAAGATGGTTGACGTCGTCGTGTTCCATATCCGCAAGAAGCTCAAGCCGCACGGCATCGACATCGAGACCGTCTGGGGCACTGGCTATCTGATCAGCCCGAAGCACCGCGACGCCGCCATCAAGCTGCTCGAAGCGTTCAGCACTTCGCTCCTGCCCGAGGCGCCCGCGCTGACCCAGGTGAAAGCGATGGTGGCGTGATGCCCGGGGATCCCCAGATCAACGAAGCAGGCTGCGTCTTCATGCTGCAGCAGGAGATCAATGCCGAGACGCTGCCCTACCACCAGAATGCGGCGCTACAGGTGCTTATTGATCTCTACGACCGAAAAGTCACGCGAGAAGAGTTCCTGCACCATGCAGGTATTGTCGTGACCTTCTATTCCACCCTCGCTAAGCTAAACGTGATTGATCAGGTGCGCGCAATGACTATCACCAACACGCTCACCTTGGAGACTGTTGACACTTCCCACGTCAAGCTGCACGAGATTGCCGCCGCCAAGGCGGCCATGCTTTCCAAATTCATGACCCTGATGGCGCAGTGCCCGATGTCCGACGACGTGGTGCACTGATGGAAGAGGAAGTCGACACAGGCTTCGACGCGGTGTTCGCTGGCGAGAAGTGGGAGGAAGTTACCGCCACGGTAACAAACGAGATCGAGACCCTCCCCGAGAAACAGGAGCCGGCTCCTGTCACGCTGACCGAGGACGGCAAGCAGGCGATGAAATCTCTGGTCCGCCTGCCGGACATCCCCTACTCGACGCTGGCCCAGCTTGCCCGCGACATCGCCATGGATATCAAGGAGCACCACGTTGTCCTCACCGCGCATAACCTCACGCAAGCCCAGTACGACTATCTCGAAGCGCATAACGAGTTTTATATCGCAGCCCTTAAGGCCGCGTGTATCGAGTGGCACGCTCCGCTCTCCACACAAGAACGGATTAAGCTTGAGGCTGCGGCCATTCTTGAGGACAGTCTACCCGGGCTGGGTAGTCGACTGCAGAATACCCGGGAACAACTACCAGGGGTCGTCGAAGCTGCTAAGCTCTTTGCAAAAATCGCCGGTGTGGGTGAACGAGACGCTGGGCCTTCAACTCCTGGAGAACGTTTCGTTATTAACATCGATCTGGGCGCAGGTCAGAAAACTGTCATCTCCACAGGCCCGGCTCCGCAACAAATTGCTTCGGGCGCTGGCGCAGGAGAAACACAGGCAGACGGCTCGCTGGGCCACAACAACTAAGAGATACAGTGGGACCGTTAAGGACCACGAAAGACGTCGACGCTATAATCACTCGCCGAAGGGCCGCGAAGCCTCCCGGCGATACGATGCTTCCCCCAAAGGCAGAGAGAAAGCCCGGAGATACCACGATGGCGAACATTACAAAGACCGTAGAAGATCGCTTGCGCGATGCCGAGAAAATCATCCGCGAGAAGAGCGCGCTCTTACTTGATCAAAAGAGGACCATCCAACGTCTGACGGAGGACGGCGACGATGCGAAAACTATTCGTGAGAACATCTATAAGATCGCCGCCTACGACCCAGACCCTCCAGAGTGGCTGGCGCGCGAGGGTCGCGCTGGTGCTCGCGGGGTACCGGCTACGATTTGGTCAGACTGGCATTACGGCGAGGTTGTCCGAATGCCCGGCATCAACAATTACGACAAAGCCGTCGCCAAGAGGCGCATACAACGACTGGCAGAGACCACCGTTGATCTGGCTTACAATCATATGGGTAAGTCTAAGATTGATTATCCTGGGTGCATCGTTGCTCTGGGCGGGGATATGCTGGGCGGCGACATCCACGAAGAACTGATGAAGACCAACGACCGCACCACGCAGCAGGCGATCGAGGACCTGATCGACTTGATCAGCGGTGGATTGGAGATGATGGCCAGCTCTTTTGGTAAGCTTTTTGTACCCTGCGTGGTTGGGAACCACGGCAGGAGTACCAAAAAGATGCAGATGAAGCAGCGCGTTTTTACTTCACACGAGTGGAACGTTTACTGCGGCGTCGCCCGGCACTTCAAGAGGAGCAAGCATGTCCAATTCCTTATCCCTGAGACGGCGGATTGCGCGTTCAATATATTCAATCATCGCTACATGCTTACTCACGGTGACAGTCTGGGCACTAAGGGCGGAGATGGCATCATTGGTGCGTTGGGACCGATCATGCGCGGTACCCTCAAGACGCACAGGTCTGAGGCTCAGATTGGCCGGGACTTCGATACGCTGCTTATTGGTCACTGGCACCAGTACATCACGCTCCCGGGACTTATCGTTAACAACAGTCTTAAGGGTTACGACGAGTTTGCCCATCTCGTCCTGCGCGCGCCCTACTCGCGACCATCACAGGCACTTTGGTTTACCCATCCGGAGCACGGCATCACCGCGCACTGGCAGGTCTATCTCGAAGGGCTCCTCAAGAAAGTCTCCGACAAGCCCTGGGTCTCCTGGCAGGACTTCGCCGACACAAGGCGGGACTGATGTTTGATAAAAAAGCCGCGAAGGCTCGATATCGTGCTTCCGAAAAAGGGAGAACTACCGAAGCAGCCTACGGTCGAAAAGGCCAGCGTAATGCTGATTTGAAACGGCTTTATAACATTACGGAAGCAGACGAGGCCGCAATCTTGGCCTCGCAAGGTGGTCACTGTGCCTTGTGTCCCGGCACACTACGCCTTGGTGTCGACCACGACCATGTCACCAAAGAAGTTCGCGGTATTCTATGCTTTCGATGTAATACCGCGATCGGCAAACTAGGCGATGATGAAGCCGGCGTTTTACGAGCGCTAGAATATTTGAGGACCCCATGCCGTCTATAAATTTCGTGGCGACCCCAACTTGCGCCAAGTTCATGAAGAGCGATGCTTATGGCCGGCTCATTGCAGGTCCTGTGGGGTCTGGCAAGACGACGGCGTGCGTGATCGAGATGCTGCGTCGGTCGATCTTGCAGGGTAAAGCTAAGGATGGGTATCGCTATACGCGCCATGCGATTGTGCGACAAACGCTCAAACAACTCAAGGATACGGTTCTGAAAGACGCGCAAAATTGGTTGCAGGGGATTTCCCAGTGGCGCGTCAGCGAGGGAGTGCTACATGTTGAGTTCGACGACGTCCGCAGCGAGTGGGTGTTCATCCCACTGGAGAATGCGGAGGATCAGGCGCGCCTTCTGTCGATGCAGCTCACTGGTGCGTGGCTTTCCGAAGCAATTGAGATGGACCTTGATGTTCTCGGCCCCCTATCAGGCCGCCTCGGTCGCTATCCGTCGGGCGCGCAAGGCACGCCGACGTGGCACGGGTGGATAGCGGACACCAACTTCCCCCAGGAAATGTCGCCCTGGCAGGTCTACATGGAGAACCCGCCAGCAGATATCCAGATTTTCAAACAACCCGGTGGCCTGAGCCCAGAGGCTGAAAATCTCAACTGGCTATTGCAGGACGAGAACACTATTAAGCTTCCGCTCGACCATCCGGTTCGTTTGGCCAAAGGAAGGAAATATTATGAGCGTTTCGTTGAACAATACGGTGAAGGATCAGACTGGGTGCAAAGGTACGTCTACGCAGTCTATGGCGACGACCCTAGCGGCGCCGCCGTCTTTAAGAATACGTTCCGATCTGATTTTCACATCGTCTCCGACACGATGCTTATCCCGGGTTATCCGCTCCTCATTGGTCAGGACTTCGGCCGCAATCCATGGAGCCTGATCTGCCAGATGGATCACCTCGGACGACTTCTAGTTCACGAGGAAATGCAGCGCTTGGGTATCCCTTGCTTCCCGGCGCCGACCAACGATATAGAACCGCGGCTGCGCGCCGTAGAGACGCTCCTTGGCCGGCAGACCAATGGCGGACCCTCACTGATGATCTCGCGCGCTGGGTGCCCGCACCTATGCCGCGCGATGTCCGGAGGCTATCGCTTCACGAAAAAGAAAACCGGGGCGTTGCGCACGGTACCCGACAAGGACGACAAGGAAGGGTTCTCTCATGTGGCTGATGATCTGCAGTATGTTGCTCTGTGCGTCACTGGTGGCATTGTGCCTGACATCCAGCGGCGTCTCCGACCCCGCCCCAAAAAACGTGCTGCAGTTTCCGCCGCCGGATGGACCTAAGAGGTTGGCGCAGGCGGTAGCGGGGGCGTCCCTTCGAGCAAGATCAGCTTCGCGCGCAGCTTCGCAACCTTCCGGGCACGCCGACTTGCCAGATAACGTCGTACCGTTTCGCTCTCGTGAATTTGGATCATATACCAGATCAAGGCGACTGTAGAGGCCAGAATGGTGGCGACCGTCGGCATCCAGCCGGCCCAGGTTGCGGCCAAGGTGCCAACGCCAAACACATTTCCGATCCAGTTGGCAAAAGAATGGTCGCTGTTCATATGGGGCTGCTCCTCGTGCTACCCACCATGGATGGCACAGAGCCGTTAACAATTCGATTATTAACGAGTTCTTAGGGGAACGAGGTCCAAGTATACGTTCCTCGCGTGAGTACACCCATGTCGGACCTTGGACAGAACGGCGTTATCCAGTTCACCCCGCCCGCCCAGTTGGAGCAGCAGCTTGCCACGCAGGCCGCGGCGAAAGCTGCGTCGGCGCAGGCCGCTACACAACCGAGTGATCCGCAATATCCGCAGCTTGCCGGATATGTGAAGGCACAGTTCGAGATCTTCCGGAACCATCGCAACACCGTCGCCGGCTGGAGCAATAGAATGCTTGCCGCCCTTCGGGCGTTCAATGGCCAGTACGACCCGACCAAGCTCGCGGAGATTACCAAATGGGGCGGT